GGTGGTGAGTTTGAGGCTGCAGAGATGGATGTAACTAAGTTTCCTGTCATTATAAGCAGTACAGACAGAGCTAGATACGAAAAGCTTTACGCTGATACTATTGATGACTTGTTAAAGAATGAGGCAGAGATAATAAAGGCGTTTGGGTTGAATCCAACAATGGCTAACAGATCTAAAATTACACAGGGCATACTAAATCAAACAATAGATCCTGCTTTTGAATCTTTAGGATTTGGTGGTGATATATATCAAATAGCAAAAGCATATGCTGAGGCAAGAGCTAGACAAAAAGTTATAGATGTGTTTGATCTAAGCGAAGCACAAGTAAAAGAAATACCTTTCTTACAAGGGACTACTATAAGCGTTACTACAGGCACTACTACAGGTGGTGGAACAGACAATACAACAAATACTACAACAGGCGGTACAACAGATACTACAACAGGAGGCGATAATTTAGACGGTGCTAGAAATGCCTTACCTGAAATGGTAGCACAGAATGGTAGTAGAGCTATATATGATTTTCTTCAGGCTTTTGGTGCGTCCCATCTTGCAAGGTATGGACAGAAACTACCTGATGGACCTCCTATGCCACAGGAAAAAGAAGCAAAGAGAAAATGGAAACAGAGTTGGGGTAAATACTATAACGAAAATGGTAAACCTAAAGTAAGGTAAACTTAATGGCTAATTTATTTCAAGAGTACATGGGGGATAATAACCCTGCTAAAATAACACCTGTAGAAAGAACATTATCTGGAGAAGATTCTGCTCTAACTATGGATGATTTAGAACAAAACACTGCTTACCTAGATGCAATCAGAGCATACATGGTAGACAGAAAAGGTAAGCACTTTCTCACAAAAAACCCAGAAGAAGTCGTAGATGCTTTCACACGGCATATGCGATTCTTTAATGTTAACGAAGCGTCTACTATGGCAGAGGCTTTATATATGCACAAAGCGGATGATGCAAAAAGAGCAAGAGCTGCAGAAGCCTTTAAGGTTTACGACAGACTAGGCAATGTGTTTGTAAACGATGGGCTGTATGGGGCTGTTGATGGTGTGTCTGATTACATACAAGCTATAGTATCTTCCCCCTCTACTTATTTAGGATTTGGTGTAGGTAAAGGTTTGAGTATGCTAGGTGGTAAGGCTGCTACAAAAGCAGTTAAGAAGAAAGCCATGCAAGCCTACAGAAAAAAGTTGACTTCAGAGTACCCCAATATAGGTGTGTCAAAAGAGTCAGCAAGAAAAGCATACAATGACGTAATACAAAAAGGTCTAAACCAACAACGCTTAAAAGTAGCAGGAGCAACTGGTGTTGCAGACGCAGGTGTGGCTGTTGCACAGGACAGACAACTTCAGGCTACAGAAATAAAAGCAGGATCTAGAGATGATTTTGATCTATCACAAACTATTGTTGCAGGAGGTTCTTCTTTAGCAGGTACATCTCTTGCTATAGCATCTTTACCAAAAACAAAAGTAAAGACAGATAGAGATGGTATGTATAACAAGCTCAGAAGAGCTGCAAAAAAGACAACTGAAGGTGTGCAAGTAACTAAACAATCAAGAGTAAAGTTTGGTGATAAATTTGAAAAAGCTTTAGAAAAAACATTTGAACAAGAAAAAGATGGCGGTCTAATACAACAAGAGTTAGCTCGTGAAGGACAAAAGATACTGGCAAAAAACGCTTTAGATAATGAAGCAGCAGATCTAGAGGGACTATCTACTATACAGATAGACGAGCTAGGAAATGTGTTTGTTAGAAAAGAAAAGAAGTTAGATATGCCATTACGTCCCAATGTTGTTACTCGCTTGATAGGTAACAAAAAAGACGGCACATACATAATAGATCTAGCAAAAGAAGCAGGGTTTAAGTTTCCATCTAGCACAACAAAATCAGATCAACTAGGTATAATACTAAGTAGTTTACCTGAACCAAAAGCCAGACAGATTGATGACCTAGTTCATAAACATACAGGCATGCGATTTGGTAGTATACGTGATAACTTAGCACCAAGAATAGCAGGTGTTGTTGCTAGAAGTATACGTGACTCTGCACAAACTCTTGTGGCTGTACAGGGCAAGAAGTTAAGAGAAGATTTAGCTTACCTACAAGGTACGGTATCTCAGAAAATAGCAGACGAACAGGCATTGCCTAGAGATTTTGTAGAAGAAGTATTAGAAGCTATGGCTGATGAAAAGAGAACAGGATCGCCTGTATCTATAGGCTATGCACAAAACTTATGGAAAAGAATGCTTGTATCTGCGCCACAAACAACAGCCGTTAACGTGTTTGGTTGGGGACAATGGTACACCGCTAATGCTCTTGCTGAAGTTTTACAAGGGGGTATCTACGCTACGTTAGGTTTAATGAAAGGTGGTAGCCTAAGTGAAGCAGGACGTAAAGACTTTGCTTTATCCAAAGCTATGTTTCAACTTCAAAAAGAAAAGTTTAAAACTCTTGTTGATCCATACGCAACCTATGACTCATACATGCAGATACTTCAAACTGATCCTAAGTTAAGACAAAGATTATTTGATACCTTTTCAGGCGGTGTTGACAGAACAGCAAAGAGATTTGATATAGACGAAGCTAATGGTATATTCAGAGCTTTTGAAAGTATAGCGGATGGAGCTGCCAAAATATCAGGTGTGCGTTTACAGGACAGTGTTACGAAGAGTCAAGTGTTTATGAACTCTTTGGATAAACAATTACGTATACAAAAGCAAATGACATTTTCAGATGCTATAGAAAAAGGAGACTTTTCTGAATTATCTGAGGAGGTTGTGGACAAAGCTCTAGAGGACACAATGAAGTCTGTGTTTTCTTTTGACTATACCAAACAATTAGAAAATGTAAATATTTTTGACAGACCCGGATACTATGGAAGAGAATTAGCAAAGGGTGTAGAGTTTGTTTCAGGCAATCCTGTGGGTGGATTTATACTACCCTTTGGTAGATTTATGAATAACGTAGTAGCATTCTCTTACGCATGGGGACCAACTGGACTATTACCTGCTATAGGTGCTATGTTTAGAGGGCAAAAGGTAGACGCTGTTGAAGCTTTATCAAAAGCAACGGTGGGTACTACAGCGTTGTTTTTATCAATGGACTTTCAAGAAAAGCAAGAAGCAAAGGGATATGCTTTTAACGAGATAGAAACAGGTAGTGGGGATGTTGTGGATATAGCAAACACCTTCCCACTATCTTTAGTTATGGCAGCAGGTAGGTACTTTAACACGCTACTAAAAGGGGGTGACACCTCAGACATAGCACTAGAGTTTGGTAAACAAATTGCCATTGGTCAAACAGCAAAAGACTTATCTTTTGGTAACGATCTTACTAAGCTGTACTCATTTATTGAGAGAGGATTACTTGAGGGAGACGAAGGTTCTTATGTAAAGTTTCTACTAAACCAAGGTTTTGGGACACTACTAGGGAACATAGGGTCAGGGTACACTAGGTTTTTAGATCCAGTAAACAGAATAGTGGGGTACGCTTCAGACACAGATCCGGGAATAGACCGAAGATTAGCGGATGGGTTTGGGGGAGCATTGTCGTTAAACGGTCTTAAATACACAGATAATATATTTGAGAGTCTAACAAGAATGTTTACAGATGATGATGAGTTTTTAATGGGAGAGAAAGCTCAGGTTGCATACAGAGAGGGTGATATTTATGATCCTAGTCCAATGCAAACCATAATGGGTGTGCGAGTTAAACAACCTAGAACTGCTACAGAAATAATGTTTGGTATGGTGGGTAAACCTAACTGGAGAAGTAGTATATACACAGGTATACCTAAGCATGATAACTACGTTAACCGTATAATAACACCTGTACTAGAACAAGAGGCTGAACTACTGTTAAAGAGAAAAGGTTTTAAGAACGCAAGTCTTGCAGATAAACAACAATACGTACAGGCTGCGATTCGGAGAGCTAAGGCTGTTGTAAGAGATGAGCTAAGTGTAATGCCTAATACTAAAGAGGGTATAGACTACAGAAGGGTTAAGATAGACAGACAAGTTGGAGATGCCAAACTAAAAAGAATTATGAATGAGCTTGGTATAAAGAATAAACTTAAAGATATGACTAATGTTGAACTAACAACTTTAGAGGGATACTTAAAAAGAAAGAGGGAACTCTTTGACGAGTTACCCCCTTACTAAGTAATACTCTAGATTAATACCATTTGGTATAGAGTTTATGTGGATCTAAACTAGACCATGAAGATGAATAGCCTGAAACACCTAACGCTCTAAGCTCGTCACGTACTGCTTCATCTGCAGATTTACGTGCCTCCATAGCAGATTTCAAACCTGACATACGCTTTTCACGATAGGCTTTTTTCATATCTCTGAGTTGTGTATCCAACTCTTCAATTTCTTTTGCCATATCTTCTAGACTAATTTTATCTTCCATATTTACCTCCGTTTTTTTGAAAGCTTTTTCTGCTTCTCTCCTCGCTGAAGTCATGTCGCCTCCCCAAGTTGCGATAATAAGCGGCATTGAAGCCTCTTTCCCATTCTTTAAAAGCTACACTTCCGAGGTGAAATGGGTTACCTCTCAGCATCTTTGTCCCCTCAGAGAACTTACCTCTAACAAAGGTGCTGTATCCTTGTTCATATGGCTTCATGTAAGATCCACTATTTCACATGAATCGCCAGAACATGCAAGGGTTTGTGAGGAATGTGTGTTATCCTCGTTTTCATAACTTTGGAATTTATCCCAATCTATATGTCCGAACTTACTGCGAAACTCATTGTATACAGCTTCTGTACACTCTTGATAGGGTGCTTGTTGGTAAGTATGGTCGGAGTGTGGTAAGAAAGATACACCTGACATTTCGTCAAAGTGTTTGAAGACAAATGCTCCTACTTCCATCCACTCGTCATCTCGTACAGAAATGGTTACTGACGGCTTGTGTTCACACCAATGTCTTTGGTATGTGAGCCATGTCTGTAGCTGTTCTATGGCTGTCATATCGTCTCTCATAACTGATTTACGAGGTGACTTCATAGGAAAGCTAAACACCATGTTGGTATCAGGCTTCATTACATCAGGTTCACTAGGAACACCACTGTCTACCATGAAGTTAGTAAGAGGATCTTTATTATCGCCCCTAACGGTACGAATATAATAACTGCTATGACGAGGGTGGATACCACTGCTTGAGTCCACAAGCTGTGATACTGTCCCACTGGGTTTAACGCAGGTGATGGCTGTGCTTTGGGGGATTCCAAAGATTGTTGCCCATTCTTTGTTTGTTTCAACGGCAACCTGCCGTAGGGATTCAAGCGTCTTATCCAGTCCATGTTTCTTTCCACTCGTTAGTTCGTTATCCATTATCCCTGTAAGGCTAACACCAAGTAGTCTTTCTTCCTCTGTGTTATCTTTCCATACCTTACGTAGATAAGGGAACTTAGTCAAGGTAGATTGTGCCGTACCAAGTATAGTCGCAAGCATTACCTTCCTCTTCAGATCTTCAAACTTATCTTTCTCTCGTATCACAACTTCAGTTAAGTTACAGAACTGATAGGGTCTAAGTATTATTTCACTGCAAGGATTAGTGCCAAACTCATAGTCAGCATCTCGTCTACCAAACTTCTTTGCTTGTTCCTTTGCAGATATTCTATTAAATATACCACGCTCTCCTGACTTAGACTCGACAAGAGATGTCCATTCTCTCAGGAATGTCTCTCCATCAGGCTTGTCTGTGTAGCATACAGAGTTATTAGCAAGTGCCATTTGTGGTGCTGTTTCCCACCATTGTCCAGACTTAGCATGTCGCATACGTCCATCAGATAGGTTAGACAAACTTATCATAGCAGATCTACGCACACCACCTGACACAACAACTTCCCCAACCTTACACATTAGATTATGACAGTCATAGCTAGACAGCTTACGTCCTGCGTTGTGCTTAAATAAAGATACAGTAAACCTAAACAAGTCTACTAGCGGTGCAGGTCCTGACGCTCTACCTCCGAATATCTTTAACCTAGCTCCTGCAGGTCTAATGGCAGATGTGTCCCATGTTGGTACTTCACCCATATACAGGTGTCCTATTAGTTTACGTAATGCCTTTGCCCATCCCTCTTTGCTGTCTTGTACTTTTATAACAGTATCAACCTCTTCCATATGCTCAGGTATGTCTGGTAATTTACTTACGTACTGCCTCTCTACAGAAAAGCCTACACCTGTACCACATAGAAGTATATACATAGCTTCATCAAAAGACTTAGGATCGTCAACAGGAAGATAACTACAGTTATATCCTGCAGTGTTGTCTCTCTCAAGGGCAAGACCTGCTGTCATCAACGCTCTCATAGAAGGCATAACTTCTAATTTAGTTATAGCATCTTTTATTTGCTGTACAGGTAAATGTCCCTTAACCTTCAACGACATAAAGTCAACGTATCTGTTGACTGTTTCTTCCCATGTTTCTCTTCTGTTCTCGTTTGGTAGCCATCTTGCATATCTAGATACGGCTATAAATTTTTGATAATCATTCATACTTTTGTTACCTTCATCTGTAATATTTCTATATCGTCCATATCGTAGAGGAGATCTTTAATTATATCCGACATTACTTTCTCTCCCTCTCTCTTCTTACTCTCTGCATCGCAAGTGACAGGCAGATGACTAGACTCATCGTCTATCTCCACCTCTGCTACAATCTTAAATTTCATTGCTCCTCTCCAAACTCGTTATCATTCTACTTAAATACCATTGCGCCTTTCTAAGATCTTCACTACCATTACCTTTATATCGCCATCTATGTATGTATTTTATCACATTACCTTGACAATAAAAAGCAAATTCTTTACCTAGTTGTTGCTCAATATAGTCTATACATTCCACCCCACCGTTGTTATAATGAGGTGGACTATTCACTAAGTCCACTTGTTCAGTACACCTAGTTGTATCTTCTTTTTCTTTTCTGTCAACCACTTTTTTGGTATCTCCTTATCTGTCCATAGAAACCCATACTTATCACACCAATCGCAGTAGCGTGTCTTAGAATTTTTATGAATCTTGTTGTATGCGTTTTGAAATAAAAACCTGATGTCCAGATCAGGGTACTGCTCTTGCACTAACAAATGCTTCACTCTATCAGTTGGTTTAAACCATCCTTTTGCTTCGATAATAATACCATTGTTAAGAATAAAGTCAGGCTTATACAAGCGAAACATTTGCACTGCGTATTTGACTGATAGTTTTTCATATCTAATCCTTTGCTTTTGAGAACGTAATAACTTTGCTACGTCCTCTTCAAACCTACTCCTGTACTGTATCTTGGGCATTGCTAAGATACACGTAGTTTACTAAAGGTGGGTTAGCTGACTTAGATACTTTAGAAGGTAAGACTTGTAAGTTTTCCCAACATTTCTCTCTGTAATTACACAAGCCACATTCTACTCCTAGTTTCATATTACCACTAGGCTTGCCATAGTATGTTTCCTCTATAGGTTCATAGCATCTTTCAAACGCACCGCCATTATTAATGTAAGTTACTGTCTCTTGTATCTTCTTGAGTTCAGCATCCATATCTACATCCTCAGCACTCACATACTTGAAGTTACCATTAGCTTTGTTGATTACCCACCAACCCCCAACAGGAACACCCTTGGCTTTGGCATAACCAACTAATTGTGCAACATAGCCAAAGCTATCCTTACCACTTAGTGTAGCAAAATCTGTAAACTTGTTTTCGTAAGACCAAGGAGAGGCTGACTTTACATCGTCAACCTTACCATTCATAACCATGTCATACGATCCATCAACTTCACTGTCGCTAAGTTTTAGTGTGACCTTATCACTGTCGTCAAACTTTACATCAGACGCTCGTAGCAATCCTTTAAACACCGCTTCTACAATATCACCTAGAATCATATTGATAATGAAGAAAGGGGAGTTGGGTAACTTATCCTCAGGAGAGTTCTTATCAAACCAAAGCTGACATCTCTTACGTCCTATGTTGGACATCCTCAACTTAAATTCTCTCTTCCCCCCTGAGAACTGGCGGTCTAATGAATCTCTTACATCTTTAGCTACGAGGTCAAGAATAGCACCGTCAACACTAGCTTCGCCTAGCATGACTTTCTGTAAGAAGGAGTGTACCGCCAACTCTGCAGGATGGTTCATGCCTACTCCTCTATCTCAATAATCTCAGAAGCAATCTCTTCTTCGTCTCCTGACAACTCGTCAGGACGATGATGCTCCTCCCATTTACTTAATGTGATAGAGTTCATAGACTCAACCCACTCGACAAAATTATTTAGTGTCTCCTGATCGTCAGTATTAATCTCTACTAACTCACCTAGATACGGTTTCATAACAGCGTAGGTAGCACCACTAGGTATACTCTTTACTTGTGACGACATGTGAACTAAATGTTGAATAGGAAGTCTATTCTTTCTTTGTATCTGAGAAAACAAGTCAGTCATAGCCTTAAAACTGTCACGGTTTTTTATTCTCATTAAGAAAGGAAACTCCTTTACTTCAGTTGGTTTACCCTCAGCATCCTTTGGGCTGTCGAGTGTACACAAACCAAATATGATCTTGAACCTGTCGGTGCTTCTCATAAGGTCTTGTGTCTCTTGTGGCAACGAGTCAAAGTCTTTGACGTAACCTGATGGTCTTCCACAGTTGAACCCACCATAGTTATCCTTTAAGTCCCCATTCAAGGACGTTGCCATAACAGTGCGTAACATTCTACCTTCACCGCCATCAGGTCTTTGATAGTTTTTATCGTATCGCTGAAACTGAAAGCGTTGCATGAAAGGTCGTATAGTTATCTTGTCACTGTAATAAACAGATTCATCAGGGAACACTACTGAGAAAGCACCTGCCTTAACAATGGCAACTTCCATCATCTCACCATCCACCTTCTTTGTACCCATTACGTTCTGATGAACCTGTTTAATCTCTGCCAGTGCTGAGGTAGAACGAGCAGGTAGATTTGACATACCCATCAACTCTGCTAAATCAGCACTAGATTTTCCAATTATTGCTAAACCATTTTCCATATATATTTTCTCCTAAATAAGAAAGTGAATTATATCACTGAACATCTGCTACGTCAAGCCAATTATCACCTATTTTTGATTCTAATAACATTGGTACATTTACATCTATATCGTAATGACTTTCTATTATAATCTTTAGGTTCTTATTAACTTGTCGTATTATGTTCAGCACCTTGTCAACTTCTGCAGGATGGACATCCAACACTACAGAATCATGCACACTATTTACTAACATACTCTTTAAATTATCTATCTTCAATAGCTTCTCTATCTCTAATAAAACTATAGGAACTATATCACCAGTGGCAAAGCCTTGCACAGGATAGTTCTTTATCATGGTGAAGTGCGTAGGCGCACCACTTGCTCTTCTCTCTACATCAGGAAAAGCATACTGTCTACCTGATGGTATCTTCACTCTGCCAAGATTTATAGCCTCGTCACCTAACTTCTTGTGCCATTTAGCTATACCTTTGTACTTGCTCATAAAGTGTGTGTAATACTCAGCCTCAGCTTTCGTTCTACCGAACCCTGTAGCTCCATAGAGGGGTGCAAAGGTGTGTGCCTTAGCTTCTTGCCTAGTGGTAGGTTGACCTGCCTCAGAGATAATTTTAGCCGTGTAGGAGTGAACATCAAAACCTGTAGATACTTCTTGCATTGCAACTTTATCCTGCGACAGAAGTGCTGCCACTCTAAATTCTAGCTGTGCAAAGTCTGCTTCTAGTATCTTACCCTTCATGCCAAACTGATCACAGTTCCAACGAGACACAAATACTTTCTTAACAGGAAACGTACCGCCCCTTGGCATATTCTGCATGTTAGGATCTGCTCCGCTAAATCTACCAGTGGCAGTTCTGTGCTGTAGTAGCTTTACGTGTAGCCTATTGTCGCTCTTTGTATGTATTGTTATCCCCTCAACAAACGCAGAGAGATAACTAGACACAGCACTCTGTCTCTTGAGATCTGACAAGAATGATTCTGCGTAGGTAAGATCCTTTGCCTTAGCTATATTTATAAGACCTTCTAGATTACCCTTGCTTGTAGAGAAACCATTGGCACTAACCCATGTCTTTGATGGGGGAAAGAAGCCAAGACCTGCCATTTCTTTTAGTTTTGTAAGCTTATAACCTCTCGTATCGCAGTCTACACAGCGACTAGGCTTGGCAAATGGAGTCCCATCCTTCTTTATCTTGCGTATTTTACCCTCACCATTGCACGTTTTACATACACTAGCCTTAGTTTTTACCATCATAGAACTATTTTCCTTGACAGCCTTTCTAAATTCTTCTTTTGTGTCAGCATGATCAAAGGCAACCGCCCACTTTTTCTTATCATGTAGTATTCTAGAGTAGATAACTTGACTAACCTGCTCAGGAGAGTTGAGATTTATTGGTGTATCGCCCATTAATTTCTTGACAAATGTATTTAACCTGTTTTCTATATCCAAAAGCTCGTCTTCAAAGTCTTTTCTAACGTGAGCAAGAGCATCTTTGTCCACTGCAAAGCCATTCATGTACATTCTTGCTAGTGTTTTGCACACTTCGTTGTTTATATCACGAACATTTACTAAAGATTGGGACTCAGGCTTGGCATATTCGTCCATTAACTTCCAATAAAGCTCTCGTGTTACCCTGAGATCCTGCTTTAGATACTCTGATAGCTCGTCAAGAGGTATATCATCTGTCTGAAACCCTCTGGTAAAGTAATTTTTTAGTGTATCTGACTTCTTCATGTCCAAATTGTGCCGTATTGCACAGTTTTCTAGGCTCACAGACCCCTTCTGACCACGTTGTAGTATATAATCACCTAACATTGTGTCAAAAATCTCGCCATCATACTTAAAACCACATGCCCAAAGCCATTGAAGGTCATATTGTAGGTTGTGACCTATCAATAATGTAGTGTTGTCAAGCACTCTTTGCAATCTTTTGTCTGCATCATCATCTTCTATAGTCTTTTCTTTGTGGTCAAACACAAATACGGTCGTATCATTGTCAAGATAATCTGACACACCAACGAGTGTCAAAGAATTGTCAGGTTCAAAAGGGTCAAGATGTAACTTGCCATCCCTCTTTGTTGTAGTATTCTCTACATCAAGTACAATCTTCATGCTGAATATATACCTCTCTCTACATCTAGCTCGACATGCACTGTGCCATGCCAACCTGTTAGTTTGTTTTTAGCCAATCTAATGTGACGTTGAGGATCGTTACTGTCCTGACCCTCAATCTCAGGGTTCTTACTAATTAATAACATCAAATCTGCTTCGGCTGCCTTACCAGTTTTACTGCCTTCAAGCATAGATTGATTGACATTTATCTTACCTTCAGCCTCTGCTGATAGCTGAGACATCCATATAATAGCACAGTTGTACTTCTTTGCTATATTTCTAGCGTGAATCGCTGCCTCTTTTAAATAAATATCTGATCTATCTGAACCTGACACTGCAAACTTATCTCCCATATCGAGAACTATTATATCAGGTTTGACGCTTTTTGCAAGCTGTTCTACATAATCCATACGTTTATCTGTAGCATCCTTGATAGATAGTAACTCTTTTACAGGAGCGTATCTCTTGATAGCTAAGTCTCTGTTCTCTAAAACTTCTTCGCTAGACATTTTAGACTTACAATACAGATACCGCAGACCGACTCGCTTATAGGCTTCTTCATTACACAGCACTACACACTTTGCACCTTGATCTATAAAGCCACCCTCTGATGCTATAAGACTAGCATGAAAAGATGTTTTACCAGTGTTAGGTCTTGCACCGACTATCACAAAGTGACCGCCACTTAGTCCTTCAACTCGTCTACGCAAGGACGGGATGTTAAACTTCCACTGATACTTTACATTAAGATGTTCTAGTAACGTATTGAAACTTATATCATCTCCCTCAAAGCGGAAGCTAGGTGTAAAGTCATCTTGATAGTTGTCAAGTATGTTTCGTAGGGGTTCTAGGTTGGTCTTCGTTCCGTTTACATAGTCAAATCCAAGATTGGCAATCTCCTCTCCTACCATCTGTTGAAATAATTTAGACAGCACTTCCTTCGCTATCTCGTTATTCATAGCGTCTTCTTTAGACAGCTTGCTGAACAGAACCTCGTAAGAAGCTCTGTTCGCTGATGTCATAGTGCCGTTGTTAGAAAAGAACAATGCTTGTAGCTCTGTCAAAGAGACATCCCTTTCATACTTGTTCATCGTTGTATCAAGCGTTTGCTTAATCTTCCTAACATCTTTACTAAACAATCTATCTGGACATTTACTGCCCTTATGATCGTCATAGAAATCTTTTTGCATTAGACTCCTAATTAGTGCTAGTTCTATCATTAACTCTCCTTAATGCTGAATCGAATTTGCTTTTATTATAATTAGTAAGATGAAACCACTCGCCCCTTCGCTCTCTTGATTTAAAAGTAAAGTGACTATGTAGTAACTTCTCTGCTTTGTTTCTGTCCTCAACCTTCGCAAATGTAACTAGCTCGTAGTCTCTATGAGGACTGCTAGTCTGATAGCTCTTACATCTATCTGTCGCATCGACAGCCTTACCTACCTTGTACCAATCCTTCCACGCAGGATTTTTAAGAATGTATACTTCTCCTTTTGGACAAGTCTCATAGTTCTGTAAAGCAGAAAAAGCAGCATCATTAAATGTTTTATACTTTCCCGGCTTATACAATGGGTGTGACTTGGGTACGTACTTACCGTCTACATACATCTGTGCATCGTTCCTTTTCTTTACTGCCTCAACACTATCTTTATAATAATAATTCTTACCTGTCAATGGGTTTATTGTATCAAGCATTAACTAACTCCCTTAATTTAAGCATGTCTGCTTCTCGTTTATATTTAAGATCATCCTCTATGGGCATCGCTATTACCACAGAGGGATCACAGTAGCTTTTCAACTCTTTGGTATACTCTATTGTTTTACCAAGAGCATCTGGATCAAGAGCAACAATAATCTTGTCAAACGTATCAAGATATTCTTTATGCTCTCTCAAAAGATTCGTTCCTAGAAGTGCAACACCAGTGACTCCTATTATATGCTGACCTACCACCGTAGCGGATATACAATCCTCAACTACAACAGCTATCTTTTTGCATGGCTTTATACAGTAAGAATAATACTTACCTGCCTTCCCATACTTGTACCACTTTGGGTACGCATCATACAATGCTCTACCAATAGCGTCAACAAGTCTGCCATTCTTGTATATTGGGAACACTGCTCGTTTATCTTTAACATCGTACAACACATCTATCATTAAATCCCATCGTGATCTAAAGCGTTGTATATAAGAGTTGTCTCCATCTGTTATATGCTCAGGCATCTCAAACTTTTCGTGTGGCTTTCCTTCTATCTCGCCACTTAGTTTTTGTTTGATAGTATCAACTAACATGTTTGTCAGGAAAGAACCCTTCACATCGCAGGATGCACGATAGCAGTTGTATAGCAACATGCCATCTAGGTTACTAACCGAAAACTTCTTAACACCATTACACTTGGGACAATCCATATTAATTGTCTCTCCTTCTTTGATGTCAAGATTCTGTAAGAAATCTCTTGAGGGTATGTTAGGCATTCTTATATGTCTCCCTTCTACTGAGTGCGTTACTCGCTGAGTTGTAGGTATGTTTGATGTAGGGGGCGATTGAGTTGGGACTATTGTGTCCTGATACCGCCATGATCTGCGTTGTATCAACACCTGCTTCAACCATCTCAGTGATAGCTGTTCTTCTCATATCCATTGCTGTAAGTTCCTTTGGTAAGTTCGCTTCTTCTTTTACTTTGTTTACCAGTGGGCTGATGTCTACATCATTGTAGATCCTGTACTGTCCACCTCTAGGGTAGGGGTGAGGTACAACATAGTTTTGAAATCCAAACTCTTCATGCTGTTTAGTGAGCATGACAAGTAGATTCTCCTCTATAGGCAAGTGTACCTCTGCCCTCTTCTTTGATTGTTCGAGGTCAAGTCTTTTTTCATCAAAGTTGATATTGCTCCATTCTAGAGATCTCATATCCCCCACCCTTTGAGCGAAAGAGTAAGCCATGTGTACAATCAAACCAATGCTTCTCCACTTATATTGAGAGTAAGCCGTATCTAAGAATACCTTTACTTGGTCGCTTGTCCACATGACCTTACGTCCACGCTCCTTCATCTTACTAACGCTCCGCATTGGGTTACGCACAATCAACTCCAGTTCCTCAGCCATATTAAGAACTATTGAAGTCGTTGTCGCCATCACGTTAGCAGTTCGTACACCTCTCTTCAACCACATCTGATAGGCTGTCTTACAGTGAGCCACACTGAGTTTTGACAACTTAGTATCGCCTATCTTTGATGCAGGAGTTATTGGTGTACGTAACACATTAGACAATCTATACTCATAACCTTTCTGAGTTTGTGGTCTAAGTGCTAAGAACTGAGGACTACGTAGGTAGTAGCCTACCATATCACTCAAGTTCTTTATTTCTTTTATGTCTTTTTGTAAGGTCATTATAATTACCTACGCACATTCCTATAAAAATCAAAAGCCATAATACTACAAAAATTAGTATTTGTAAATCCCAAAATATCATTTCTTTTCCCATCTGTAGAATATATGTCTATTTATTCTAACTGTTTTAGTCTTTGTTCTTGCCCATGCAGGTCGCACATAAGTTGCATGATAGTGAGTCGCACCCTCTGTAACATCTAGTGTTATCCTATTTGTCAGAACCATAGACGCATATCGAATAGAGTTTTGCCACTTCTCACTCTCCGTATTGACATCATCTTTCTTGCCATCACAATACCATGAGAACTGGCATTTGCCAAGAACTACTTTACCATTTTTGTATGTGAGTCCTTGCTTAACTACATCACACACATTGTCAGGATAACGGCTATCGTTAACTCTGTTCATTACTACTTGTGCTACAGCTATCTGTCCTGCCATTGGCTGATTCTTAGCTTCATGGTAGATGTTGGTAGCCATGCACATCAATGCTGTTTCTAATATCATCCGTTTACTATCCTTACTATATCAAAGTGAGCATAGACTATCATACCGCCCACTATAGTTATAACTACTAGAGCTACAATTAGATCTTGTAACCACTCTCTACCAGTTTTCTTTTGTTTAACTAAATTACTCTTCTGTCTTTTCTTCATTTATTATCTTCTTGAATCGTTGTATAATACTGAAGTCCTCTTCAATAGTATTGTCAAACTCTTTATCAATAAGTTTACCATCTAATATAGATAGGTCGTTCCAGTCATTTTCAAATTCATGTTTCATTAGTGTAATACCTCATAATCAAAATCAGGATTGTGTTCTACATATCCTATTATCTTTGCGTCTAACATTAGCTCGTGATCCATATCCCATGCACACTCCTTGCATATAGTTTCTAGATCTTTTGCTTCATGCTCTACCTTTACTATTATATAACCACTTTGTTTTTCCATATCACATTATCCTTATAAAAAATTCAGCACATCCATTTAGAATAAGTGTTATACCAATTAACATAGTCATTGTCAAGAGTAAAGCTTGACCTTCTGTTGGATCTTTGTTGTCGTTATCATTCTTCTTCATGGCAAAAGTTCCTCCAAAATTTACAGTTGTTATCCCCCTTGCACACTCTCTCATGCTTGGCTGTTTCCCAACACTCTGACTGCCAAGGTGAGAAATACTTTGTAGTGAATCTATCTACCCAATCTTGTCCGTCCACCGCCCATAGTCCTAGTATGGGTAGCGGTACAAGTAGTAAGAACACTACAAAGAATGCTTTACCAAACCCTTCGTTATGATATGGTTTCATATTTCCTCCTCAAAGTTATGATTCTCGTTAACAATCCATCGTACAATCTCTCCAGTATTCCACTTAGCACATTCTTTCTGTGCATCTTCATAAGTGTCGAATACTTTGACTGGAGATTTGTCTGTCCACATTGCACCACATCCCTCTTTGACGTACTCAGTATCCTCTTCTTCAAAGGGTGTGAAGAGTATCGCCCACTTAACTTCCCTCTGCATCTTCTAGCTCTCCCTCTAGCATGTGTGTGTATATTATCATTTTCTCTTTGAGCTTTTGTTTAAGCTCGTCTGCTTTCTTGTTATCTTCTCTGTTATCGTAGTCACCAAAGCTTACAATAACATGCTTGTCAAACCAATCATCACTAGTCATTAATCTCTACTCCTTTTAATATGTTAGCTATTGTTGAGACACAGAAGCCATTACCTAGCATCTTGTATCGTTGTGAATTACTAATCTTTTTTGTTTTACGAACTCTGTGTGTAACAGTTTCGTAAGGCATCTTTATTTCCTCATACACATAAAAGTCACCATACTGCGTACATCCATCAGGCACAGTTTGTAAGCGTTCACATTCTAGAGGAGTTAATGCTCTCCAAAAAAGCTCGTCTACATCTGCGTTTTCTTTTAGTAAAGTGGTTTGATTTATCCAATTATCACACTCTACCTTTGGCATTCTCCAACCGCCTTGCATAGTTGTCAGCGTAGGACTCTTGCCTTGCCTACTGTAGACACGCTTGATAATGTCATAGCCTTTGAGATCAGCTACACCAACTTGTTTGCAACCATTCTTGTCAAAGACTATCTGTCGTCTAGCTTTGTTGTAGTAATGCCTAAGATTACCACCTTTAAAATAGTTTGCATCTAAGCAATGTGACTTGTCTCTATCTGCCATACCACCATCTTCTAATATATCATTGAGTACCATACCCTCATCCTTTATATCATTATAGATGATGTTTGTCCAGTAAAATCTTTTCCTACTCTGCGGAGAACTCTTGGCACTATTCTCTAAGTAAAGACTTATGTCAGGGAATATCTCTTTGAATGTCTGCGTAAAGTAGTCTCGCCACTCTGTAGGCATAGATGCTACATTCTCAATCAATACTTTGTCAACGTCTAGTTCTTTGAGAGCTTGTATCAGCACCTTAGACATGTCTCTTGGGTCATCTTGGAACTTCTGCAAACCTGCAACTGAGTAGCTCTGACAAGGGAATCCTGCTACTAACAGATCAATCTTCTTGCCTTTTAGCTTTGTCCAGTTCCTAGCATCACCATGTCGAATGATACTAGGAAAGTTATACTTGCTCACTGCAATAGGATAGGGATCTATCTCAAACGCATGATACTCGTCAGGCTCAATACCTAGTTTGTTTAATGCAAACATAGTGCCTGAGAAACCATCAAAGAAACTTGCTACTACTTTATACATCTTTTAACTCCTCTATTCCTTCAACTAAATCGTCTACTAAATCTCCAATAGTATCTTCATTATCTGTGCCATCATGCACACGCTTAATATCTCTTAACTCATGTGCGTCAATGGTAGCTTTTAAATCTATTATATCAAAGTATAATTTACTTATCGACATCTTTTAAGTCCTTCCGTAAAAGTTTAGCTTGAAACATCTCATGTTCATGTCTCCGCTTGGCAACCTTTTCTCTCTTGTCATTGATAGTCATGGTTGCCTTACGGATAAACATTGGGTTTCTATTCTTAGGCTGTTTTGACTTTCTTTTCATTTGTCCATTCCCAAGTTATAGATCTCTTGATTGATTCAACTGTCGAATCTGGAGAGATACTATCACCCTCATCGTCACACCCTAATACTAATCCTTTGTTGACTAGCTGTATAGGTGGGTGCATTCGACTATATCTGTACTCCCATCTAAACTGTAACTCAGCATATAATCCTTCATCGTCTACATATATGCCATCAAATCCTACAGGTATTCGAACTACATCAAACGCTCTAGGTGTGTATCCTGACATAAGCTTTTTATCATTCATGTATACGTTTTGAAATCCTATAAGCTTATATATGTCTTTGTAATCTCCGCTGTACTCAACCTCTTGTACAGTTTCAAACATTGGGTCTATCAATATCGCTTTCATTACGCTGTCTCCTTTGCAAAGTATTTCTTAGCTATATCGTCACTTATAATATACTCTCCACCATTTTGCAAGTCTTTTATTAAGAAAGGTTTCTTTCTAGCTCTGCGTCTGTAACCTGATAGCTTGAACTCTTTGCCATCAAGCCTAGCCACTTTGTTAAGATCAAGCTTGTATATACCTGCCCAATCTTCTAGCTCCTTCTCACTCTGAGACTTAGCACCTTTTATTCTAAGATTAACTTTGAATGTTACTTCGGTATCACTAAAGTTAGCACTACCCACCTCTACTTCAAAGTTGTCCAGATCTGTCAGCTTGTTCTCTAAAACTGACCGCATCTCTTTTACTAGCTTTCTGTTTAATAACATTTGTTTGACCTCGTTAGTTGTTAAAAATAATAGTTATACGCTACGTCTAGTATATAGCATATGGTTACTAATGCAATGAATATATTAAATTGTTTTTTCATAATCTCTCCTCACAAAATATACCACACTCAAAGCTATAGTTCTTTAGTGATCTACCCTTAGCATCTTTAGGTAACTCATGCAAGAATAATCGCTTACCCTTGTACTTGACTAGCTTTGCTCCAATACGTTTGGATTGTTCTAGTCTCTTCTCAAATACCTCAGGAAACTTCTCACGTACAAGATTCCAATAGGTAGGTGACCCTGCTTTGACACACCCAATACAATTCGCATTAGGAAAGCCATACCTATAGATCTTAGGCAACTCTATATTGTTCTTTGCTAATATGTCAAAACAATCTTGTTTAGTTAACCCAAGATCTACAAGTATAGGTAGCAAGGTGTCACGTTCTGTCATCTTAAATCTATCTGCTCTGTTCTTCTCCTCAGCAGTAAATCCAAGTACTAGATAGTCGGAGTTGTTCTTGTTCTCCCATTGCTGTCTAGCGTGTTTTTTTAGTCGCATAGTACAAGGCGCACCTGCTATTCCTGCCATGTACTTATGTTTATCCCATACA